GTGACGAACAGAAACTTAGTAATCAAATATGTAAAGTAAGTAAATGTGTAAAATGATAAAAAGTGAAAAAAAGACTTCCTACCGTCGGGTCAAGGTGACAGGGGTAGATGGAATAGATGAGACGTTCAACTGCATAAAAGACGCAGCTGACGCCATTGGTGTGACTCGCTAGTATGTGTACATGGGCTTGCGCACAGGCAGATTAGTAGCTGGATGCAAAGTAGAGGTTGTCACATGACTTAGAGCAGAAGGATTCAGAACAGAATCAACAAGCGAAGATTCGACGACGAAGCGTCTAGAATTGATGAGCAGCTAGACAAAGCAATCAGTGAGATTGACTGGAACAGGCGCAACAAAGCAAGTACGTCACTAGTTGACTTCATCTAGACTTACTGCATTGGGCTGATGATTGACGACAAGCCATCAGACAAGTTCATCGAAGCTCTTAAAGAGATGGAGTTCGCTTTGAGCCAGTCTCGGCCTTACAACATCGAGCTGCCAAGAGGACAAGGAAAGACGTCTGCTGCTGAAATGGCAGTACTGTACTTGCTTGCTACAGGAAAGAGGAAGTTCTGTGTCATAATCTCAAACAACCATGGAGCTGCATCAAACATACTGAAAGACATCTGGCGTCCGATATCAGAGAAAGAGACTGATTTCGCGCATGACTTTCCTGAAGTGTGCTTGCCGTTCTAGAACTGCGATGGAGCGTACCGTAGAAGACAGCTCTACAGAGACAAGCCTACGGAGCTAGTCAAGAACAATGGAATCATACAGCTTGCAAGGCTTGTGAAAGACGACGGAACGGAGTTCGCCACTAGCAGAAGTGTGATAACTACTAGAGGAATCACGTCTGGAATAAGAGGCTTGAAGGTTGGAAAGCTCCGTCCAGACACAGTCATACTTGACGACTTGCAGAGCTCTGAGACAGCAGCCAACATAGAGCAAGTTGAGAAGATAAGCGACATCATAAAGCGCGACATCATGAACTTGTCTTCAAAAGGCAAGCTTGCTGTCTTGATGACTTCTACACCAATATGTCCAGAAGACTTGTGCGAGAAGATAGAGCATGACATATCTTGGAAGACTACGAAATATCCAGCAGTCATCGAATGGCCAACTGACATAGTGAAGCATCCTGACAATGGACTGTGGGCGCAGTATTTCAAGATGTTTGACGGAGAGCTAGCTGAAGACTTGCCTCATTCCAAAAGTCTAGACTTCTACAAGAAGAACAGAGCTTAGATGGATGAAGGAGCAGTGCTGTTCTCACCAAATAGATTCAAGCCGCAAGATGGACACATATCTGGACTTCAGGCACTTCTGGAGAAAAGACACATGATTGGAGATTCAGCGTTCCAAGCTGAAATGCAGATGAAGCCAAAAGCGTTCACTTTCAAGATAGCGATATCACCAAAAGACATCATAAGGAAAGCGACTGCTGAGCAGCAGTACGTCATTCCATCTGGCTACGTCTTCGTGGCTGCTTCAACAGACTTGAACTTGTCTTACTGCTTGACTACGACTGTAGTCGCGTTCAAGCCAGACATGACTGCTCATGTTTTGCATTACATGTTCACAAGGTGCAAGATAGACTAGAAGCTCCCAACAGCAGAGTACAACAGCGCAGTCATTGAAGCTCTGACTAAGCTTGGAAAAGAGCTCAAAGCGTTGAGTGTCAAGATTGACGGATGGGGAATTGACGCGTCAGGCGTTCCATTTGACGCTGTGACTATGTTCACTAAGACTTCTGCGCAGACTGTTGGCATACCAGCTTGTGCTATGCTTGGACGCGCTTCTCATGTCTACAATGGATTTGTCCGTTCAAGACTTCGTGACGAAATGAACAAGACGGTCCTGTGCGGCGACCCACAGGAGCATGTCAAAGCTGGAGCTGGAAAGAGATACATGTTCTGGGACTCTGACTTCTACAGAATGACAGTCCACAAAGCTTTTCTAGCAAGTGTCGGCTCGTCTGGCTCTTGCACATTGTTCAATGGAACGGCAGAAGAGCATGCAGACTATGCAATGCAAGTATGCAACGAAAGACTGCTTCTAATCCAACACAAGAAAGATGGAAGAGACATATACACTTGGAAGACTAAAGAGCCACATGACGCTCTTGACTCCACCGCACAAGCATTCGCGGTAGCAGCCAGTCAAGGAATATCTGGCACAAACATAAAGGCTGCTAAGGTCTAGCCAAGACACACAGCTAAGAAGAAACCTAAAATAAGAATAGTATGATAGGAACATATATTGGATTAGTAACTATGAGACAGTCCATCAAAGAGCTGCATGACTTAGTGCAGTTCATAAGGCAGAAAGCAAATGGCAGAAAGTTGACTATGATAGAAGTTGGCTCATATCAAGGAGAGTCTATGGAGATATTTGCAACATCTAATTGGATTCAGAAGATTGTGTGCATTGACCCATGGAAAGAAGGATACAACCCAAAAGATGTGGCGTCACAGTCAGACATGGCAGAAGTAGAGGCAGCTTTTGACCGTCGCGTCTAGAAAGTGAAGGACATAGTTGAAGTCATCAAACACAAAGGAACGCTAGACACGTTCATAAAGTCGCTAGAGTTTGAAGAACTTAAAGGAAAGATTGACTTCGTGTACATTGACGCTAACCACACGTATGAAGCAGCTAAGCATGACATAGAGGTCTGCAAAGACATTATAAAGCCAAATGTCGCATTAGCTGGTCATGACTACCAGTCAGACTGGACTGGAGTAGTCAAAGCGGTCGATGAGAAGCTTGGTCATCCAGATGTAGTTTATGGAGATTACTCGTGGGTGAAGATTGTCTAAAAAGAAGAGTAAGTAAATATTGAAAATGACTATAGTACAGAAAAGAAAATTGCTTCAGAGAGTGTCTGAAGTAGAGGCAGACATAGAGCAGCTGAAGCGTTGCCGCGCAGAGATTGCTAAGAACGGCTACGCTTCAGCTACTATGTCAAGCGGTGGCGGCTCAAAGTCATATACAAGACTTGACTTGTCTAAGATAACAGAAGCGATAGCTGCACTTACTTCAGAGTTGAAGCAGCTTAGAGGAATGCTGTCTGGCTCTGGACAGCAGAGCCTGTGGAAGAACGTGCTAGTTGTCTATTCATGAGGTTGAAAGATGTTCGGATTTTTCAAGAAAGCAAGCAATGCGCCGAAAGCGCCAGAATGGAATGACCTGACAAACGGCTAGAGGCAGATGGTCACGAAGAAGATTGTGAAAGCTCTGCAAGGTGGACCAAGATACAAGCTAGTAAGTGGAACTGACGAATGGCAGCGCGAAAGAGGAATGATTGAGCACCGCAGCGAAGACGAGATTCTGAACGTCTACGGCCGCGGAAAGATGCTTGACTTAGCGAGAAACGCTACAAGAAACTCGTCTACTTTCACCGCTATCTTGAAGTAGTTCGACCTGAACGCTATTGGAACTAAAGGCGGAAAAGCTATATTCAACTTCGACAACGCTGACAAGATAAAAGAAGCGTTCTCTAAGTGGACAAGAGATGCAGACTTCTTTGACGGGCTTTCATTCAACACAGTCTTGAAGCTCATCTTGAAGACTTACATCTTAGGTGGCGACATGGTTCTCATGTTCGACGATGGACTTATTGAAGACAGTGGAAAGCTAGTCATATATGAACCTGACGAGATTAGAAGCACTACTGACGCAGCTCTGGTGCAGCATTATGGCAAGTACGCCAACCAGTCTATTGGACGCGTGTACAATGGCAATGGTCGCTTCATTGGTGCAATTGTGAGCAGAAGCCAACGTGGAGCTGACATATTCGACCCAAGTAAAGCTTATTTCCTTAGACGCGACCCTGATGCGTCTATGTTTGACTCATTCTGGCTCATGCCAAGAAATGTGTTCCGTGTAGCGCAAGGCAGAGGAATATCTCCTTTGACTACTTCACTTGCTACAATACTTGACCTTGAAGACGTATGCAGCTTTGAGATTGCAGCAGCTAAGAAGAACGCTCAGACTCTTGCACAAGTCCTTCAAGAGTCTTCTCCGTCAAATGAAGAAGCAGTTCTTCCATCTGCATTTGAAGCTGGAACAGACTTCGACAGCATGACAGACGAAGAGATTGAGGCAGCAGTCAAAGAAGAGCAGAGCTCAAACGTCCAGACGATGACACTAGACAGAGTGCACGCTGCTGGAGCAATCTACCAAGTAATGCCTGAGAACTACAGGATGGAGCTTCTTGACACGAAGCACCCTAACGCAAACATGCCTGAGTTCATCAAGTGGCTTGCTGGAAGAAGTGCAGCACCATTTGGCTTGACTCAGCAGTTCGCTACTTTGCAGTCTACTGGAGACTCATTCAAAGCAGAGCAGCTTATGACTTGGCCAGCTTTCTACGAAGCTCAGAAGTTCTTAGAGCAGATTTGCGACTGGACAATCTACCGTTGGTCATTGTGGGCTACTAAACGTGGAATCATAACCAGCGTTCCAGACAGATTCGTCGAGCATGTTGACTGGTCATGGCCTAGAATGCTTGACGCTGATGAGAACTCACATCAAGACGCAGCAGAGAAGAAATTGCGCAACATGACTGGCTCTTATCGTGATGAACTTGGTCCTGACTGGAAAGAGAAGCTTCTTGCAGTCAAAGATGAGATTGACTGGTTCAAGAAGAACAACTTGCCACACCCAGCTTTCAGCATGATAAGTGGTGGTGAGCGCACTGGAGTCGATGAGACTTCGGATGGAGAGACAATTTGAGTAAGTAAACGTTAGAAAAATGAAAACTTTCCTTATAGCTGGTTCAATTGTTGACACTGATGCAGACAGAGAGACGTTTGAGGACGTGACTCCTGTTCAAGTCAATGCATTTCTCAACAAGCTTGAACCTAACGAAGAGTGTGTGCTTGAAATCACTTCTTATGGTGGTTCTGTCACAGCGGGTCTTGCTATTTGCAACCTTTTGAAGAAGGCATCTGCTGAAGGTCATAAGACTACAGCGCATGTGATTGGAATAGCCGCTTCTATGGCGTCTGCAATTGCATGTGCTTGTGACACATTGAAGATTGACGCTAATGCTTTCATGATGTTGCATAATCCATGGACTATGACTATGGGAAATGCAATAGACCTTCGTAAAGAGGCAGAGGTCTTAGACCAGTATAGAGATGCATTGCTTGCAATATACCGCACTAAGTTTGACATGTCAGATGACATGATAAAGTCTATGCTTGATGCAGAGACATGGTTGCTAGGCGACACATCATTCACATACGGACTTAAAGCAGAGATAATTCCAACGGAAGAGCCACTTAGAGCAGCAGCATTCGCTAAGATGCCTAAGTTCATGCACACTCCAAACGCATTGAAAGAGATAATCATGAAAAAAGAAGAAGAGATTAAGCAAGCCAACGCAACTGAAGAAGTTGTAGTTGAAACAGTGGCTGAAGAGACACCAGCAGAGCCTGTTGTTGAAGAGCCAAAAGATGAAGTAGTCGAAGAGCCAGTTGAAGAGACTGTGCCAAAAGCAGAAGTAGAGAAGCGTGTATCTGGCATGCAGTCAGCTATGGCTAAGCAGATGGACGCTATGAAGAAAGACTACGAAGCTAAGATAGCAGATTTTCAAGTTCAGATTAAAGCGAAAGACGAGGAACTAGCGAAAGTTAACGCTGACGCTACCCGCCTTGCTAAGTAGCTTGAAGACTTCAACAAAGAATTGTCAGAATTGACATCAGCTTTAGAAGAGAAGAAGAATGCGCTAGATGCTCTGAACGCTGGCGTGAACACCCCTGCGGCAGTTGACACTAAGCCATGGGCAAAGCTCCACGGAGACGATTTGCTCAAATGGTGCCGTGAAAACGCAAGCCGTAAACACTAACTCATAAACAAAGAAAGACAAATCAAATGAAATTCTCAGAAATTCAGTTGAATGTCGCCGCAGACCAGGCAATTGCTGGCATCCAGAAGCATGTCCCAGCTATCAGCTTGTTCGCTCGTTCATTCAACGCACGTCCAGCAGAGAAGTTCACTGGAATCGCTGTTCCAGCATTCGCAAATCTCTCTGGCGCAAACGTACAGGACGCTAACAACCTCACATCTGACATCTGGTGCGCAGGTGAAGAGCTTCAGGGCGCAGTTGTAAGTCTTGAGAAGAACATCTCTAAGGTGTATGCTCTCACTGACTACGAAGCTGCTGCTACTGACAACCTCTACCTCGCTGATGGTGCTAGAGCAATCGCTGACTAGGTGACACTTGAAGCTGTGAAGTACGTCTTCGAGAACACTCTCGCTGACAGCAACCTCTCAACAGTTCAGGAACTCACTGCTTACACAGCAACTGCTCCTACTTCAAAGCAAGGTTTCGCAGGTCTTTATGCAACTGCATCTGACAAGGGCGCAAATCCTTATGACTGCGTTGTTGTGTTGAATCCAGCAACTTATTCTGCTCTTCTGTCCTCAATGGGTGACAGCTATGTGTATGGTGGACCAGAGATGGTTCGCAGCGGCGTAGTTGAGAACCTCTATGGATTCCGTGGAGTAGTTTGCTCACCATTCATGCCAAGCGGAACTAAAGGATATATTATTCCATGGAACACACTCGGTGTTGTTTCTCGTTGGGACAAGCCTGCAATCGACGGCTACGAGGAGACTTGGACAGCTGTTGACCCTAAGACTGGCTTCACCGTGGGATATCGTATCTTTGAACACCTTTGCAAAGGCAAAGCGTTCATGGGCGGAAACTGCTTGTTCGGAGCAAAGGTACTTCAAGCTGGTATTATTACCTTGAAGTAAGTATGATATAAATGATGGCTGCCACCATCGTTGAAATCATTTCTAAAATTGAGTTGTTGGGACATGGCAGTGTCCTGACAACTCTTTATTTTTTATTATGAGACACTTAGAAGAATACAATCGAATCATTGAATTCAGAAAATCAAATCCATTGCCAGATGGATAGTATGGTGAAGACCACCACATAAAGCCTAGAAGCATTTATCCTGAATTAGTGGATGACAAAGCCAACATTGTCAGACTATCGGCTCAAGAGCATTTCTTAGCTCATTACCATCTTTGGCTTGCATATCGTGATGAACTTAACCAAAAACGATATGCACGGAAAATGTGTTATGCATTTCTCATGATGAAACGTGCTATGACTAAATGTGAAGATGTTGAACTAATGGCAAAGTTGTATGAAGAAGTTAAGGTGGCTTTTGCGGCTGAATAAAGCAAGAGGATGAAGAGAAACAACTATAGGCGGGGCAAGAAGCATACTCAAAAGACAAAGAAGAAGATTTCTGAAAAAAACAAAGGACAAGGTGCTGGGCGTAGACTTTCAAACACTACAAGAGACAAGATATCTGTTGCTCGTAAAGGCAAACATCTTTCAGAAGAAACCAAGATGAAATTGTCTGAAATGAACAAAGGACACAGACCAACTGTCGAAACTAGAAAGAAGTTGTCAGCCAGACTGATTGGAAACAAACACACATTTGGAATGAAGTGGTTTAACAATGGTATTAAATCAGTAATGGCTAAATCATGTCCTACTGGTTTTATACTTGGTAGGTTGAAAAAGAAGTAAGTAATATAAAGATGAAAAGTCCATGGAAAGACAATGATGTCGCTTTTGAGCCAATGTTCACAGAGAGCATTGTGATAGTTCACAAGAACGAGAAGCAGACTATTGAAGCAGCAGTGTTCATCGACAACACAGCAGACTCTGTCATTGACGAAGCACTTGACACAGACATTGAAGAGATACGCATAGTGTGTAAGAAGAGAGACTGGGGATATGTGTCAAAGTTGCTTCGTGGCGATGAAGTGCAGAGAACGGATGTCAATGGTGTCAGATACAAGATTTCAGAAGTCAAGTTTGACACATTGATGGGCTGGTGCATATATGCAAGGAGCATTTGATGGCTCATGTGCAGATACATGCTACTGTTGGCAGCAACATGACACTGAAGAAGTTCAGTGAAATCTTGGCTAGCAGAATGGAGTATCTGAATGAGTCTGCTAGAGGCTCTGTAGCAGCATGCGCATTGCAAGTGCTTCGCTCAATAAGGACGAAGACTAAAGTAGCTAAGATGAGTGGCATAAAGCCAGAGCTTGTCGCTGCAAATGAATACTATCCATCTTACTCAACTCGCTCTAACAAGTACAGGCAGCCATGCATCAGAATGAAAGGCTCTAAAGCAAGATACATGGGAGACAGCAAAGTCGTGTTCGCTGCCCACCCATAGACTGGCATGGAGAAGTCATGGCATGTATGGTATGTCAAAGACAAGTACAGCAAGAAGAAGAGGTCTTATCTCATTGCAGCTCCATCTAAAGCTATTGCGAAAGCTACGGCTAAGAAGCTCATTTCGAGACATGCGCTTAGATACGCTGGACTAGCTAGAAGAGCTGTCAGCGTCCTTATGATTAAGACATTCAACAAAGGAATAACTGACAACGTTCCAGCTTATGTGACTGCAAAAGCGTCTTAGGTGACTAAGAAGACAGAAGTTGTGCATCAGAACGCACAGACTAAAGATGGAACATACGTTCTCACTTTGACTGATGCACTTAACTACGCTCTTGACGCACTCAAAGGTGGAAGAGCTGAAGTAGACATTCAGCTTAAGAAAGCTATGAACAAGATTGTGTCAGTGATAAACATGAAGATGAAAGACACAGACAAGTTCTTTGGACCAACTAAGCTGCCTACTCCTTTCCCAGGCCTCGTTGTTAAAAGGAGTAAGTAAAAGAAGATGACAGAACAAAAACTAGAGAAGATTGTGATTGACAAGATTGCAGCAGCATTTGACAATGCTGGCATTTAGTCATATCAGATGATTGGCTCTTGGCAAGTAGCAAATGATGATGAGCTGAAAGCTTTAGAGCAGTCTGACGCAAAGAACGTCGTATGTGTAAAGGTCATGCCAAGACAGTATGACACACCGACTATTCCTTATGCTATGTTCGCTGTACAGCTGAATGTCTTGACAAGAGCAGAGATGGATGAGCAGGGAGCGAACTGGTTTGAAGCAACAGAGATTGTGCAGAGCATACTTCAAGCATGGCAGTCAAAGTACAGCAACATCGAGACAGACTTCGCTATTGAAGATGAGTTCACACCTAGTGGATTCAACATCGCTGGCGGAGACGTTGGAATTGACAAAGAGAACTGCATTTGGCAGTTCAACTAGTCATTTGACTTGTATGGAGTCATAATTTGAACAAAGAAAGAAACTAAACAGGAGCTACAGAGAAAATGAGCTTTGAAGCAAAAATAGATTATGCAGGACTTGAAAGAACTGGTCTTACATTGAGAAGCAATGGACAGAACGCTACAAACACTGTCCTAGAGATTCCTGGTTCTGATGGAAGCATTCTTGGTGACATCATAACTGGACATCTGAAGAATCCAACATGTGGATATGCGATAAATGGAACAGCAGTATTAAGTGGTCTTTCACTTGGCAAAGTTTACAACACTAGTTTGGATGACCCTTATGCTTTGACAAGAATCCGCATAAGCACAGGAGCTGGTCAAGAGCCAACAGTTGAAGCTGACTGCACTTAGATTGAAAGTGGTGCTGTAAGAAGCATCTGCATATATGATGTTCCTTCGCAGACAGTCACGCCAGCAAGACATGCACTTGACTTTGGAGCATTCACATATTCAGAGACATCAGCATTGGTGCTAGAGAACAGTGAGTTTGAAGCTACTTGCAATCTTGCTCCAGCGACTGTGAACAATGAGCCAGTAGCATCTGACTCAACTGGTGGCGTAGCTACAGTGACTGCTACATTCTGGTCAACATCAGAGAGCACACAACCATCAGTCACCCCAGCAAGTGGTTGGCACGTTACGCAAGACTGGTCTTGCACTGGTGCAGACGCATCACTCTTCAGTTGGACAGCCACATTCACGAAGTACCTCACCGCTACAATGGCAAGCTAAGAGGTGAAGCATGCTGTCAGAATTAGCAAAATCTGACTTAGCTGCTTTGAGACAGGCTGGCTATTGTCCTACAGATGAAGAAGTTGTCAAGCTGAATGACTTAGCTCTGGCAATTGAACGAGGAAAGGACACTACGCCAGCTAACCATCCAAGATATGCGTTCGCTGGGTCTGTAGTTCTGCATGAGCCAACAGTTGGTGCATTAGAATGGTGGATTCAGTTTGGACAAGACTCATCGAACACGAATGATGGACGCCTGATGACATACTTCTTCATGATGGCGAACGCTCGTCATGTTGGCTACTTAGAGAAGTTGCAGCGTCCGATTGACATAAGAAAAGCAGTCAAGTCATGGAAATCAAGAATTGACGCTACAGTTGAAGAGCTGTGGCGTGCTTGCTTGTATGTCAAGCATAGTGATGAGTCTGCTGCTGGCAAGCCAGAGATTCGCACGACATTAGATGACTAGGAGCAGCTTGACTTGCTCTGGAAAGAGCTGATTTCCGCTGCTGGAGCTTTGCATCTGAATCCAGAAGACTTGAAGACATGCACACGCTCTACGTTAGTTGATTCGCTTCTTCAAGCTAGTCTGTTCGCTCATGTTCCTATGAAGAAGTCCGTTGCTCAAGACTACATAGCATACCGCTAGCTCCTGAAAGAAATAGAGAGCAGAAAGACAGAAAACACATAGGAGACTTCAAATGGCTGACAGCAAACTGAAATTGCAGATTGTCACAGCTCTTGACGCTGCTGGAATAAAAGCTACAAAAGAGCAGATTGACAAGATGGAGAGTTCACTTTCCAAGTTCAACAAGAATGGAAGTGATGGACTTACTAGCTTAGAGAAGAAGCTTGGTCGGATTCCTGGTCCAGCTGGCAAGATTGCAGACATATTTGAAGGATTAGGTGGAAAAGTAGCTAAGTTCGGTGGAATCGCTACGTCTGTGATAGGTGCATTCAAGATAGGATGGGACATAGGCACATTCTTGAATGACAAAGTCATCAAGCCTTTGTTCAAGATAAAAGACCCTATAGAAGAGCTTAAGAAGTCTAACCAAAGAGCTACTAAAGAGCTAGAGAAGTTCGTACAGACAGCAGATGGCGCTTCAGAGCATGCTAACACTATTGCAGAAAGGACAAAAGCAGCATTAGCTAGTGAAATCTAGATAATAGACTAGACTGCCTCTGCATGGCAGAAAGCAGCAAGAAGCAGAATCGCTTACATGACTGCTGGTCAAGATGTAGAGACACAAATGCTTGAAAGACAGAGATTTGAAGATGTCATGAGACTTCAAGCCGAAGGTGACTACGAGGGTGCAGAGCAAGCAAATAAGATATATGATGTCTTGAAAGCATAGATTGAAGCGAAGCATGAGTTGGCCCGATTCGATGCAGAGACTTTGACTATCAGAAAGCAGATAACAGACAATGACGAAAAGCAGTACAAGCTGTATGAAAGCTTCTCTGCTGCACAAGACGCACGCATGAAGAAGGAGAAAGAGTACGCTAAGTTCGAGAAAGACACCGACGAAATAGTGATGGATGACAAGACTTATCGTTGGTATCAGCGCAAAGCGTCACGCTATCAGCAAGAAATTGACTCTTTGAAGCTGGCAGAAGAGCAGGCATGGAGCACATACTAGAACTTTGACAATGGTTCAGACTAGTTGAAGACAAGAGAGATTCAGAGAATGGCGTTAGCTAGTCGCACAAGCTTAGCAGTTGACTAGGCTGCATTAGCGTATGACTAGTTCAACACAGCTAATGGCAATGTGCTTGGATATGAGTTCACATAGCAGTTCAAAGACACATTGACACAGACTTCTATTGAGTCTTATAACAACATCGAGAAAGCGATAAAGCAAGGAGTCGCAGAAGGAATCGGACTGCTGATGGCAGTCAAATGATGGAGAATGATTTATGTATGCAACAACTACAACAGGACACATCGAACATACGTCGGGCAGCAAGGACACCAAAGTCCTCTAGCTTCTGATAATTTGGTCCACGGTCGCCGGTGCGGTAATACAAGACACTAGCACCACAATCGAGGAATGGGTCGGACTTTCGTATGACGATGCGATGAGCGTAGCCCAGTCGTACGAGCAGTCGACGCTGAATGGAACCACGCGCGACTATCTTGGGAATGCTGTGCTGACTTCAGCTGGTGGCGCATGGATAAGATGTGTGTCGTGCTGGGGCACGAAAGTGACGTCCTCATTTAGCAGAATGTCTGGAACTAACTGCTATTAGGTGACAAAGACGACAACAGTCTACACTGTGCGCGGCACTGGTTCTGGCAACACATTTGATTTGGAGTGAGACGATGAACATCAGCTGGGACAACATCAAGTATTTATTTCAGATTCCACTGGAGTGGTTCCGCAAAATCAGCAACCGCGTGTTCAACGCATATGGGTCCAACTTCATTAACGTGACTGAGGGCTACTATGGTGGCATGGAAATCGGCATTGATATTCCAGAGTTCGCAGATACTGTCAATAGCTGCTTGTCTGGTTACGTGAAGTCAGTTGACAGCATTACGCCGGACGCAAACGGAAACGTAGAGTTAACGGGATTGGTGAAGAGCGTAAACCAGGAAACCCCAAACTTAAGTGGAGATGTTGAAATAGATGTCGGTGTGAAGACCATCAACTCGAATCCGCCAGACGCAAACGGCAACATCAACATAGCCGTCAGCGCGGACACATCCGATTGCCTGAAAATCGACGACTGGATGAACGCCAACTCTCAACATAGTGTGTCACCCTACTACTATGCCAACGCGGCGTATACTGGGAATCTGCCTGCTGGTGTGACGAATCTCTACGATTGGGTAGGCGCGTTGCAGTACAATAGTCTGGACGATTATTTGGAGAGTCTAGGATATCAAAAGGACGACGACCTTGGCGATTTGGCGTACTTGGATGAAATCGTCGTTGACGGCCATACGTCGGACTTGTCTGGCGAGGTCAGTTTCGGCCTTACTGGTGACAAATGGGTGGTGACGGACGCAGACGGGCACCTTGCAACGACGAATGACGAGCCCATTGCCATTGACACAACACAATACACGCCTGTCAATGTGGCAAACCAGAAGGTCGTGACTGGTGTGAAGTGGAACGGGACCAAACTCCAGTACAAATACCAGAACTGGACCTTCGTGAAAGGTGTACTTGTAGAGAAGTCCAACGAACTGACGGCAGACATCGACACACCGACGGTGGTAACTTGGGCATGAGGCGGTAAATGGCGAACGAACACCTGACAAATGACAACGGAGTGGCCGCATTTGGAGCGGCCTCCAACCATCTGGGTGGCATCTCCCACAATGGGCAGAGCCATCTTGTCGTCGTGAGGCAACTGACGACATGGAACCAGAAGGAGTTCGTCGTGACTCCCACCGAGACGAAATACAATTAGGCGTGGTCTTGCGGTCTTGAACAGTATTACATGGAGCAGGGCGGTCCTCGAGTGTATAGCGACACCAACACCCTCGTGTCGAACGTGAGGACAAGAATAGGGACTGGATGGAAAACTGGACCGTGCGCGCTGTTCGGAATATGGAGCAGGGGCAATGGACCGTATGCGTGGTATCAATACTACAAGCACTACGACCCAACGATGCCTTCTCCTGGTGCGCTGTCGGAATATGGCACATCGATAGTTGCGTACAAGTTCAACCTCAGACACCTCCACTTGTCCAGAATGACGAGTTCATATACGGCGTACTTGCGTGTCTGGGCACCTTCGCTTGTGATATCTGACCCAACAGTCGCGGCCATCGACGGCATTCTATTCAATGGAGGGCTATACCACAATTGTTCCAATCTGAGGGTCAAGATGTTCTCCCAGCTCCCAACCTTGGCGTGGAACATCGCCGACAATGGCGACTCGTTCGAGTTTTCTGGCAACTGCAACAACGGCATAGTGGTTCAATTTGACACACCGTATCCAGACGTGATGGTGAATTACAGTCCATTTGGTGGCAATACTGCGTATTCACAGGATGGCAACTCATCTAGGATATTCACACGCGACAACAACTACGATACTCAGGGACAGAATCCGAGGACTTACTACCACGATTTCGTGATTTCCAACTCCGACAACAAGGCGTTACTGTCCACCAACCCGGGTGAATTCTGGCTCGTCGCGAATTTCCACATCGACAATGCATTTTCGCTTGGTGACAGCACGGACAAGGGACTCGCGCAGAGGAAGGCGGTGACGGTCTTCGCAGAACGCGTCGAACTCGTGCTGAAATGCACTTCGCAGAGGTTTAACGTATAATGGAGGACACAGAGCATGTACAACGTCATCACTTTAGCAGACAACGAGGCGGTCTCTAATCCAGATTGGGGCTATATGAAACGGCATGAAATACAAAACGCGGATGTGTTCATAATTGGAGACAAGGTTGAGCAGTGGTCCACCAACACACTTAATGCCGCCGTGACAATCAACTGAAGACTTGAAGTAAGTAATAAATGAACCTATGCCAAGCATTGCTTGGCTGTAATGGAGACAAGAAAGAAATGATAGGCACCATCTAGATAGAAGTAAACGCGAAGAACCCAAACATGCCTTTATGGCCATTAAGGGCTTACGTGGATTCTCCAAGCTCTTTGAGAATAGCCAACGTGCCAAAGAAGATTGGCAACTGGCGGATAACTTCAGTAAACTTCCAAGTCACATATCCAGACGGAGCAATAGCGTCTGCGGACTGCGTTCTCGTCGGCGGCGTCTGGGTTGGAACTGTTGCAGGAACTCCGACACCAGGAAAAAGCGATTTCGGCTATGCAATCTACGCAAGCGGCATTGACGAGCATGGAAATCCAGTCACAGGCTACTGCTTAGGCAAAGGCGACGTAGAGATACTTGACGACCAAGGTGAAGTGACTCCTTCTGAACATGCAACTTACACAAAACTTCTTTCAGCTGAGCCAGCTGACCCACAAGATGGAAATATTTGGCAAGTAAGCGGAACGTACTATATCTAGCAGTTTGGCTAGACATGGCCTATCGGTGATGACTCTGAAGTGATTGGAGAGCTATCAGCGAAAGTTGATGAGAAAGCTGACTTGAGCGCAATTCATGGTGACTACATAACAAATGGCAAAAGCACTATAAGTGCAAACAGGGCTTGGTCAGAGACACGCGGTTATGTATGGACTGTCACAATCAATTCGGGAACGTATGTACTCTCATGCAACGAGGATGGAACATCTACATGGGACCAGTGTGAACTGCTAGAAAATGGTGAGGGATATGAATTCTGGGGAAGAACCATTGGATGCTATGAAGATGACATACTATTCTTCAAGTTAGAATATGACATTGATGGCGCAGTGTTTCATCTGACGATGAAGGACAAGAGAGATTCCTGGCCAGCTGACGAGTATACGCTTGTCCCAGACGAACCACTGATGCAATACCTGCCGCACGGTCCGTTTGGCAACTGGGACGCAATTGTATCATACATGCCATGGACAAAGACTGGTATACTCACAACAAAGGATTATGTAGATGAGGCTATCGAGACATACGCAGTGCAGAACCTTGGCGGAGTCGCGAAGATACAGAGCATGGAACTGTCCGACTATTAGGCTATTTCCGCTACGGCTGACCTCTCTACACTGTACGTGATTCCAGAGGAGACCTGACATGCTGAGGCTCGGAAGCAAAAACGTGTCAAAGCTCTTTCTTGGCGGAAGGGCGATTGCGAACGCATATCTCGGCAACAAGCTCGTCTGGCAAGCTTCACAGCCTTTGCCTTATGACGCGGAGGTGGAGTACCTCGAATCCACAGGCACGCAGTACATTGACACGGGCCTTCCTGTTTCGCAGGGGTATCGTTTCGTGTCAGAGATTGCATTTGTCGGTAAAACTATCCCGGGTGGAAACGCCTTTAACTCATTTTGGTACGCTCAGACAGGTTTTAATGTGTTTCAATGTTCGCCTTCAAATATGACTCCAGCAACTACGTCAACTGGTCTGCCAACGATTGACACGTC